TGGGTCTTCAGATCTTCTCTTCACAGGGACCCGAAAACCCGGAAAATCCGGAATTTTTCAATTTTTCTGCCTGATTGGCACGCTCAACTATTTTTCTGCACCACTCCAAAAACACTTGCTCGGTCATGGTCCGCTTCATTGCGTTTGGAATTCGGTGCACTAGCTGGACATTGCTCAAAACGTGTGCTCCGCCTTTACTCAATGGGATAATATGATCCAGCTCTGTGTTTTTTGCGGATTGGCTTAGATCCACTCCGCTCAAGGCACATCGCCAGTCTTGTTCCTGCATTTTCTGGCGTAGCCCTGTCGCTGTGACAGCCTCCCCGACGCCAGCTTCCTCCTGATTCTCTTTCTCGAATTGCTCGCCATGTTCAGGAATTTCCGATCCCAGATGCTTTTCTGCCTGGGCGAAATCGAAAGAGAATAGAACACGCTGGCCCATGATCTTTCCTTCTTAACGCTTTCCCGAAACACTCCGTGTTGCGCAGTGACTAACGCATATTTTTTTGCAGATGCCCGATGCTGATTCACTGCAACCATCGAAGCGAAACGCCGCTCCCACTCCGTCAGCAAATGCTGAGTTGGCTCTTTTGCCAGTGTGTGAAAACGCCGCTCCCACCTGCTCACATCAACACCCCATTCCACCGTTTGTCCAGCTTGACCACCTGAGCTTGTACTGCTGGCTCCTCCGGCAGTTCTTTCGCCCATCGGTGCTCTGGCCACTCGGCCCTGATTTTGGCCGCTTCCGCTGCGATCTCTTCCGGTGTGGGATCTGCCCGCTTTGGCTTGCTCATGGCGCTTCATCCTCCGGCAGTTGCTTGATGGTCTCGACTGGCTGTGACTGCGCCTCGACCGGATACCAGTGTTCGGGAATGTCGCCGCTGGGATACCATGAGGTCAACACAGTAGGGACGCTGTCTTCCCATGGTTCAATCCGCACACACTTTCGCCACGTTATGAGCTTCGGTTTTGGCTCTGGTTCCGGCCCTGCCATTGGTTCCACCTCACCCTCACCCGTCAACGTGCCGCCCCTGCGAGTCTCCCGCACACCATTCCCATCTGCTTCGATCACTGTCCAGCTCATTTCTTACTCTCCTTCAGGAACTTCTTCCTGGCTGCCCAGCATTCCACCTCATCAGCCACCCTAACCACCATCGTGGCCTCGATCACTTCCCCATTGACGCGGGCCAGCGTTGGCTCCAGATAGAGCCACGGGACCTCCTCGCCGCGTTCCATTTTCCCCGGCCTGTCTCGGTTGTACCAAACGCTTTTGAGCAGAACGTAGGCCATTTCCCGAGATCTTAGAACCCTCGCCTCATCGCCGACCTGCATCGTATCGTAAAGCACCGTCAGGCTGTTCTGGTGTTCAGATTCCGGAATAAACCGAGCCATCAGACCACCTCCATGACCTGGCACAGCCCCAGCTGCCGGACCGCATGGTCCACCGCATTCGCTGCGGCCCGTGCCTCTGGCTCACTCCCGAACCGCCGAGCGTCTCCCTGTCGCGGGCTCCAGCCATGGCGGCTGATCGGCTTGCGCGTGATCTCCTCGGTCATGTCCCCCTCTGTTAGCTGTCCCACCAGCCACCGCCGTCTGCCGACTGAATCCAGTTTGTAGACCATGTGAGGCATTACCGAAACTCCATAAAAAACCCGCTCGGGTGGTAGGCGCACCAGAACGGGTTCAGCCGGATTTCTCCGGGGATGTTTCGCTGTGGCCGCCTACGCCGTCGCCAAACTGTACCAGCAGCCCGAAGGACTGCAAGGCCAAATCCTCAGGGGATTCTGCCAGCAGGGTCCAGCCCGGCAAAATTCCCCGTTTCCCTCTCTCGCGTATATAAGAGAACTGGAAACACGTATGGGCTTACCCCATATGGAAATATGGAAATTACTATATATATACTATATATACTAGTAAAAACACTGTGTTTCGTGATGGCAGTAGTTTCCCTCCGAGCAGGGAAATTACTCGGAAACTACTCCCGTCAAATTCCGTTTTGCCAGTAGTTTCCCAGTAAATTCCCCCCAAATTCCCGCCAAATTCCCTGTCCGATTTTTCTCAATCAATCGCCCGAAATTTCTGTGTGGGCCTTCCACCGGCTGCACTCGGGGCCACTTCTTCGGCCTCAATGGACTTTTCTGTGAGGAGATGTTGGAGGACTTGCTGCCGATCTCGCGGGTTGAGTCGCCGCGTTTTCCGCGTCAATGTGGACAGCGTCATCCACCCACGATGGTCCTGTAATTTTCGCAGAACGTGCTGACAATCCTTGTGGAAGTCGCTCTGTGAGATGTGCCTGTCTGCTTGCCAGAGCATCTTTCTGGTGATCCAGTTGTTCAGCCGGATTGCCCTGTCTACATCGTCCAGCGTGATCTCTGGCCAGTCCTCGCCGCAGAATCTGGAACAGGCCAGCAGCATGGCCAGCTTCGTGGTCTTCTCCGCCACTCTGGACCAGATTGCCGCCACCACCCTGTCCTCTGTCTTCCGCTTGTTGCTGATGCTCAGTGAGTGGTCTTTCAGCCGCTTGTATGCCCCCGGAGCCCAGTCGATCAGCTTTGGATGGCCTCCACCGCCGTCCAGATTGCCTCCATGAGTCTGGAGCTGTGCCCACGCCTTGGCCGCGTTTAGGATCGAATCTGGAAGCCTGTCGTCTGCCTCTGGGTCTTGGTAGTCCACGTAATCATCCACCTCGAACACAAGGAAGCGGCCAATCAGCCCGTTCTTCATGTTCTCCTCTGTGACTGCCTCCCAGAAGCCCTCGGGAACACTGGTCCCGTAGATCACGCAATGAGGATATGACAGCGTTTTGACCTTCTGCCGATCCCCGTAAGCGTCCATCGGGCAGAATGCTTTATTTGCCGAGCTGTAGATCGTCATTAGCCTGGCTGAGATCTGGGCCAGATGTGGGGCTGATTTGTGCTGCATGGCATGGACGAGATGTGCGATTTCGTCAATCTGGAACAGCGTGCACCATTCCGCATCCATCTGACTGATGATGCCCGCATGGCTTCCGATGGCCTCTGGGCCGATCCTGTTGGCCAGCCCACACTCTGCCAACACCCGCGTGTTGAGTTGCCTGCTGTGGTCCTTCCCGGCCCCGGAGGGAGCCAGCCCGAGAACGTAGAGATTGGTCCTTGCTCGCTTGCTGGTTTGCACCTTGCCCCCGGTCAGCGTGGACATCAGGGCAAGCGCTCCACCCAATGCCAATTCGGGGAGCGGATAGTGGGCTGTCCGCAAATTGAAGTCGATCAGATCCCCGATCAATCCGGGGATTTGCTGCAGATCATCAGGGAATCCCCCTGGATCGGCCAGCTTCTCCGCTGGTGTGTCTGGTTTCGTGTCAGGGGCCACTTCTGCTGTGGTCCCGAGAATCCCCGAGAGATCCACACCGGGATCTGGCTGCACGCTCACCACCTCGCTGGCCTTGTCAGCTGGTGGCGTTCCCCGGTCTTTGCCGTTCCGGACTGCCCGCTGCAGTTCCTCCTCCGGCAGTGGTGGGGAGTTGCCAGCATTCCACCCGCTCACCAGCTGGCTAACTGCTGCCATGCTCAGCCGCTCGCCCATGTCTCCCACGAGGGCCCAGAGATGCCCGGCAAGCTGGAAGGCTGCCGTCTGTCGCCCCCCCTCGGCCACATTGTCACAGTTGGCCACGTAATTGGCCGCCCGATCCCACAGGGAGCCACCAGAGCCCGCTGGGAGCCTCTGGGGTTGCGCCTGTGGTTTCGGCTGCTCCGCTGGCCACAATCGCCCACAGAGATCCCTGAGAGCTTCTGAACCGTCCCCGATGTCTGCCAAACCCTGCCAAACGTTACCAGTCATAGCCCAGAATCGGCCTTGATCGTAGATCTCAACTTGGCACTTCCCCGCCCCCATCTTTGCCACGCATCTGGAGCCCTCTGGCTTCCGGCCTCGCGTGATCAGCTTGAGCCCGGTCCCGCTGGGGGATATTTCGACATAGGCCACACCGCGGAAGGCCTCCACAATCTCCGCTGCCCAGTCTGCCAGCTGTCCATCTGCATCCAGACAGCCGTCTAGGTCAATTCCGCAGTAAGGGTAATTGATCGCCAGAGCCATCCCTGTGTAAAGATGCTCCTGCTTGCGTGCCATCTCGAAGGATGTCCACGCCGTTGGATCTGTGCTACTGCCCCTGCCTCCTCCGGTCCTGTAGGGGACTTTGGTCCCGTTCTCTGAAAGCCAGAGCATCCAGATCTTCTTGTCCCGTAATTCTGCGGGGATGTCTTCCAGTGCCATCGGTGCCTACTCCGTGTCTTCGCTGACTTTGATTTGTGTCACCCAGAGGACGGTCCTCTCGGGCTGTTCGGTGATGTGCGTGGTCCTGCTGTGGACCACCATTGCTCGGACTTCTCCGCCCTCCATGTCCACCCGCAGAACGTCCTGCGGAGCCGCGTCTGTGCCAGTCTCTTGGCTTGTGGCGATCAGTTCCCGGCTGTGGTAGTCCCTGAATTCGATCATTTGTCAGTTCCCTGTTGAACCCTGTTGAACCGTGTTGAACCGTGTTGAACCGTGTTGAACCGGGATATCCCGGAGATATCCCGGAGATATCCCAAAGATATCCCGCCCTCAAAACGGGACGCCATCGTCCCAGAATGCCTCTGCTGACTCGCTCTCGATCAGTTCTGTCGGTCGCGGATCGGTGAAGTCTGCATTGATCACCCGCCTCCACTTACCTTCCTTCTGGGTGTGGATACTGGCCGGAATCCTAACCGCGCCCCGGTCGATCATGTCCAGAGCATCTCGAACACTGGCAGGGCATTTGACCAGAGATCGCCGCTCCCACCACTTTTCGGCCTTGCTGCGTGCAAATCCCGTGTGGTTGAAACAGATCCACTCTTTCACCTCCTGCTGCTCCAGATTGCCATCCGCCCCGGGTCGGTGTATCCAATACGTACAGCACAGCGTGGTGGGAGCGTCCGGGCTGTTTTTCTTTTCATGCTCCCTGTACCACACATCATCCACCAGCCACTCCACTGGCCCCTCCTCGCCCACCAGCTGGCTGGCAGTGTCTGCCGTTGCCTGGTGCCTGATGGCGTCTGGAATGTCTGCCCCGCATTCAGGGCAGAACGCAAACCGGGAAGGAATTCCGATCCCGCACTGCGGGCAGTCGATCTCCACTGGCCCTTGGCTCTCGCGTGGTGCTGTCTCTTCTTGGACCTGGCTCTGCGATCGTCCGCCAGTGTCCCGACCATAGTCCGGAGAATCCAGTGATCCGTGGCGCTCGATGTTTCCGCCGAAGTCCAGAATGAGACAGTCCTGCTTCTCTGGTGAAGTTCGGAGCCCTCGCCCGACAATCTGGCAGAAGAGCCCCGGTGACATCGTGGCCCGGAGCACTGCCACGCAATCCACGCGGGGAGCATCGAAGCCCGTTGTGAGGACATCCACGTTCACCAGCCACCGCAATGACCCGCTGCGGAAGTCTCCCAGATGCTGCTTCCGCTCCTCCCTGTCTGTCTGGCCTGTGATCACCTCCACACGGTCTGTGACGATGCCCCGGAGCGTCTCGGCTACGTGCTCAGCGTGATCCACACCGCTGCAGAACACGATGACGGACCGCCGATCGTGACAGCTGGCCACGATTTCCTGACAAGCCGCATCCACGATGCTGGCCTGATCGAACGCCGCCTCCATCTGTCTAGCCACGAACTCACCGCCACGAATGGCCACGCTCGAGATATCAACCGGCCTCTCTGTTGGCTGATTCGTCAGCGGACAGAGAAACCCCTGCCCGATCAGATCCCCGGTGAACGCTTCGTAACAGATCAGGCCGAAAAGCCTGTCAGGGCCTGCCAGAAGTCCTTCCCCGGTTCGGTATGGCGTAGCAGTCAGCCCCACGCATCGCAGCTTCGGATTGACTTGGCTCAGATCTGTCAGGAATCGGTTGTACATGGAGTCATCCATGTCATTGATCAAATGAGCCTCGTCAATGATGACCAGCTCACGCCGCCCGAATACCAGAGCCTTCCGGTGAACGCTCTGGATGCCCGCGCAGATCACATCTGACTCTGTGTCGTACCTGCGGAGCCCTGCCGAATACAACCCGGAGCTGATGCCCGGACAGAGCAGTTTGATCTTCTCGTGATTCTGCTCCAGCAGTTCCTTGCGATGTGCCAGGACCATCACTCTGGCCCCGTACTCCCTCGCCTGCTGGATCATCATGGCAATCACCAGAGACTTCCCCGCTCCTGTTGGCAGGACCACCAGAGGATTCTGGTCTGTGTCCCGCAATGCGTCCCAGATGGCCGCGTGTGATTCTTCTTGGTATTCCCTCGGCTTCATGGTGCCTACTCCATGGAAAAGGCCCCCGGCCACAGCCGGAGGCCATCAGATTGAAAAACAGTCCGCCACCAGTCCGCGGACTCACCACGGACTGGCGGGCTTCTGCTGTGCAGGAGCAGCAAACGCCTCCGCGATCATATGACCGCCCGCTTCCGCTGGCCCGTAGCCCTTCACTTCGTTTTGGACCTGCCCCTTGTACTCCCGACATCCGATGCGGACTGTGAGGGTTCGCCCGTGCAGATCTGAGGAGTCTTTCGGGCTCAGCACGTTGACAGCCCTGCAGATGCTGGAGAGCGTCGCCTTTGCGATTGCCACAGCCTGCTCGCTGGGGTTCTTCAGATTCAAATTATCGAACACCACCCGCCCAGCATGGGTGGGGCCTTCAATTTTGATCTGCAGCTTAAGGTACTCGCCATCGCCTGCGTTGGTCGTTTTCTGTTCGCTGTGGACGATCACAGCCTGATAACTGCCTGCCGGCAGAGCCTCGTAGCCCTCGCCCGCTGGCTCCACCTTGGTGGCGTCAAACCCTTCAAGATTCATCCCCATGATGCCTACTCCTTAACCTTGCTCGAACCATCAACAACAATGCCGGAGATATTCCCGGCCATATGTTGAGCATACGCCGCCCAACTGAATCCGATCTCTGCTGGCATGGCCAGCCTGTTCTTTGCCAGTGCTGTGGCAGTCTCTGAGGTCTTCACGATTCGCTCAGTCCCACCCACTGCAATGGTCCGCTCCCGGCCAAATCCTTCGTCCTCCTTGCGTGTGTGGACCTTGTAGTGGCAGAACAGCAATTCGTCCACCCACTCCTGGAGTAAAGCCGCGCTGGCCTCATGGAGTGCTGGCGTGTACCTGTCATAGGAATCACCAGCAGGATCAGCAAACTTTGAGACTTTGGAATGGGCCAGAAGCACGATATTCAAGCCCCGCTCATTCCGCAGATAATCCAATCGCTTGAGGATCTGCTGCCACTCCCCCAGAGCCTGCTTGTACCCGTTGCCGTAGGGGATATCGCCCACCGTAGCCTTGCCGTTCTTCTGCGCTACTCGCTGGTGAATGATCCGCTCCAGCCAATCGGCTGAGTCGATGGCCAGCGTGGTGAAGTCGTGTTCCTGCTGGGCCAGCCAGAGGAAAGCGTCTTCGATCTCGTCCATGGTGGTCAGGTGCTGGGTCTTGCTCGTGGCAATGTCAGCCAGCCCGTCCTCCAGATCCATCATCAGCACGTTGGGGGCCTGAGCCGCCCACGTACTCTTACCGATCCCATGCACGCCGTATAACAAGCACCGGCGTGGCGTCTGCTTCTTCCCAGTCAAAATCTTCATGCCTACCCTCTTTCCGTGTTGGCTGTTCGGTTGTAATAACGCAAGTGGCCAGCCACTCCTCCCGCGTCATATCGTGTTGCTTAATGAGGAACTGATAGGCTTGGTGGCAATTCCTGTCTCGTTCCTCTTCCGGGAGATCTGCCAGGACATGCTCCCCCGGCTGGATCTCCTCCGCGTCTTCGTAGAGCAGAAACCCGGCTTCGTTTTGCCAGATCCCCATGCTGTTCGGACGCAAGCCCGGACCCTCTGCGTAAATGTGCTTGCGGGTCATTCTTGCGCCTCACACACGCCTCCACATAAGCATCCAGTAGCGGCCATGTCGTACGCCTGCTCGGTGATCAGGTCTACAAATTTTTTCTGAGGCTCTGTTAATGCACCGCTGTTGCGTGCTGCCTTTAGGTCATCGTGGAACGCATCCAGCCGCTCCACCATCAGCCTGACCTCATGGATCACCTCGTCCCATTCTTCGCTCATGTTGCCTACTCCAGAAAAGAAAAGAAAAGAAAAAGGAGGAGACCAGCCACCTGACTGGCTGGCCCCCTCGGCTGTGGATTGGCAGGGTAAGGACTAACCCACCTCGGCCCTCACAGCTTACCGCAGAACTGGCCCTCCATGGCCTGCGGAGATCACCCGCCGCTGTGCCCGTCAGCCTCATGCTGGCCCGTGGCATTGCAGTCCTGTTTCATGTCGTCCCGGCAGATCCGGAGATCCTTGGGCGCTCTGATATTCACCTTTACCTTGTTACCCTTAACCCGGACGATGCTCACGGTGATGTCCTCACCAATCGCGAAGCAATCCCCCGGCTCTCGGGTAAACGTCAAACTTCCCTGCTCTCCCATTGTCAGATCCTCCATATCCTGACCTCACACAATCCGCCGGCCACGATGACCGGCTGTTGATTCTCGTCACATCTCCAGCGGATTCTAAGATCCTGAATCTGGCTGTCGTCTTCGTACACATCGGCATGGTCCAGGGCATCCAGCAGGGACTTGAGCAGATTATCCAGGTCCCTCCGCCGTCTGTCTGGCCTTGTCACAATCACCTCCAGCCTGATCGGCCCGGCGATGAGCGGGAGCTCCAGCTGCTCCACATCGTGGAGGACCTGCTGCCGGTATGCTCGACCAGCCCGGCTGATCAGTGTGCTGTATCCTATGTTTCGCCAGTAGTGGTTCACCGATGGCGGGAACGGGAGCCCGCTGATCGTCACGCTCGGGTCTGTCGCAGCCATCGCTCAGCCTCCTGTAATGTTGTGGCAAGCCGTCCACACCCGAGGGCGGATGTTCGCAGCTCACCACTGTCGGCTGCCCGGTATAGGCCCGTTTTGCTCACCTGCAGATGCTTGGCCAGCTTGCTGCCGATCAGCCAGATGTCACTCAGTTTCCTCATCGCCTTCGCTCCCGCTTGTTTCGTCCGGCCCCCGTGATGGCAGGGACCGGCCAGGCCAGCGCAACACACGCCAGCCCTCCTCATGGTATTGGACTGCCTGAGAATTGAACCCAGCAAGACGCCCGCCGCGTCAGCCCACCCTCTCACATTTACCAGCCGGGGCAAGCTACGCCGCCGCCCCGGCTTGCTCACGCCTTGATGGTCGTGTACGTCACTTCTGTGTGTCGCGTCAGATCAAACTTGCGCTCACAGTCGTTACAATTGCGAACACCTTCGCTCATATCCCAGCTATCACGATGAACGTATCCGCAATGAGGACACACCGCTTCATGCGTGTATTCGTGATCGCCATTGAATTTGCTAATTCGATCTTCAACTCTCGCGCCGTGGCACGGACCGCACAGGACGCCCTCAACGTACATGCACAATCCATCACCCGTCCCGCAATCGTCGCACTTGTAATGATCGTCGCACCGTCTCCAGCGCTGCGTTTGTTTTCCGCAAACCTCACACGCATATGGCATCGTCATAATCACACCTCACCATCCGATCAGGCCGCCGATACCGTTGCCAATGAGGTCAATCAGATCGCCGAGACTTGGCTCGGGGACTGTGCTGTACTCGTGGTACTCAATGTGCTCGATCACCCCGTCAGCTGTGCCGCTGCCGGAAAAATCGAATCGCAAACCCTCCAGCCCGTTTGGCAAATCGTGGCGGAATGTTTGTAGGTTGCTCTGATTGGTAATGTGCTCGTACAGCAGTTGGCCGTTGACGCTCCAAAGTGCATATTCATGATCGTTTCGCAACGTGATTTCTAGGAAACCGGGCTGCAGGTTGATGTCTCGCTCGGCGAACATCTCTACCATACCCCGGCTGTCGTTGCCGCCAAACTCGACTGCACCGTCCCGGTGATGCTGAATCCAATCGACTGTAACAAACTCGCTTATGTCATCAGGCACAGCACCGGGGATACGTTTGATCCCGTAGCGGAACCCACGTGACTCATACTGTCGCTCAAGATGATTGTTGTGAAATCCATCTGCGTTCAGCCAAACCGCCCCACCACCACCTAGATCCGTCAGGTCATACTGGATCAAATCGCCTTTGCCGTCAGTTGGCGTTGCCACAAACACGCCTCCCGCCGTGTAATCGGTTGACATTACAATCACACCCGCCTCCGCACCACCCGACAGCACTGCCAGCACTGCCAATACGTTCCACCATTTCATTTCAAAAGCTCCGCATATAAAGAAAGGAAAACCACCCAAAACACCAGAACCACTGCCGCCCCAAACATTGCTCCGAGTGCCGCCCCTTGCAGGAAAGCAATGCAAACACGCTTGAAGAGCAATAACACGAGACGCCGTTTCACCGTCTTAATCCTCGTCGAAAACTAAACAACACAGAACCAGGAACACCGTGCCCCCGATGATCATCGCCGCCGCCACACTCATGGCTCAGCCCGCTTTGCGTACCGCCACAACTCCCACGCCCCCGCAAACAGCAGTGAGACGCCCGGCAGCGAAACCGCCGCCAGCAGGATTGCGAACGCTGTGAATTGTTCTTCAGTCATTCCTGTTCCCTCCCTACTTCTTGTCGCCACCGAGCAGCAACGTTCCTTGCAAGATCGTCCAAAAAACGGGTTTGCATCAACTCGACGCCTGACACCCGGTGCTCTGCGGACACGAGCCTGTTGTTAATTTGCATACGCCACCGATAGACAAAGCCTCGCCCCGAGATCGTGTCTGTGTCTGTCGATCGAATCCTAAGTTCATACCGCATAGTCAAATTACCAAAGGACACTGCAGTAAGAAGATGCCCGTAGAATTCACCAGCCGCTCGGAACTCGTCAGTCATGTCGTCGCCTCCACCCACAAATCAAAGCAAATGTCCGCCAGTTCTTCACTGGCTTCCAGATCCGCGTTTTCGGATTCGTCCCAGTATTCCGGAGCCCTGAGCAGCACAGTCACCCGCCGCTTCTCTGCTGGCCACAGCAGTTCCGCAGCCTCCCGAACCAATGGCGTGATCAGTTGCCGCCGCATCACGCTGAAGGGGAATTGAGAGACATCAGCCACAACCGTGGTTCGCGTTGCTCGCATGGTTCACACCTCAACCTGCTCTGGCTGGCACTGCACAGTCAGACGGAACTCAGCCTGATCCTCTGGCGTGTCAGCAGTCCAGCCCCAGACATCCACTTTGTCATCGTCAAGGTGGCACATTTCCCAATCGCACTTGATTGTCAGGAGCAGCAGGTCCTCCAACTGATCGGCAGGACAGTCTACAGCCACGCTGACGATCTGGCCGGACTTGCTGCTGTTTTCGATTGCTGTTCGGATTTCGTCGTTCATTGTCTCACCCTTTAAAAGTTACACCCTAAAGAAAAGCCCGCCGAAGCGGGCCTGTGTGCCGTTGCTCAGTTTGCCAAATCCAATGCAGTTTCGATCATTGCCCGCACCGTTGCAGACTTGTAAGCGTTGATGATTTCTGAACGGCTTGCATTGCTTGCAAATACCTTGCCACCGCCGAGCGTTCGTCGGGTTGTTGGCTGTGCCAGAACTCGCACGTAGCCGCCTGTGATTGACACGCACACGTCTCGCTTGCCGTTGCTCAGCTCGATGTATCGCAGACCGTTTTCGTCGCTGTTTTCGATAATGATGTGTTGCATCGTTCTCACCCCTCAAAAGTTTGTTGCTGTCACCCACACCCGACAAGAGGAGTATCGGACAAACCGTCCGCCGTATCAACCCCGCTCCGGTCATTTTGTCCGGATTGGAGAAAAAAAGAGCCGAGACCCAGCAGAACGCTAGGCCCCGGCCCATGCAGGAGGGTCAATTCTCACACGGTCACAGGCACCGCCACACGCCTCCGCAGATCCAGCGTTCCCTCGATCTCCGTATATTCATCCCCGCTGCTGGATGTGCTGGCAACCTGCCAGATGTAGTCATCCGCAGGATTGAGCGACTGGCCAGCGTCGAGGATCTCAATTACCAAATTCACGACTTGATCATCGCCAGACCCGCTCTGTGTCAGACTGCTGATCGTGCCAGAGATTGCTCCAGCTGCCTGACTCTGCCGAGCTGCTCCCCAGCTGAGCCGACTGGTGCCCAGTGCCGAGAGTCGGGAGTAGATCCCGCCAGCAGGGTCTGAGATGCTCACTGTGACCTGTGTCCCGGACCTGACCTTTAGATCGTCGCCGGTGTAAATCACCATTGAGCCGCCGTCTGCGATTCGGGATGTCACACTGATCGCCGTCCCGCCCAAGGTGCCCGCGATTGCCTCCACCTGATCCTGCACCGCCAGCAGGGTGGATTGACTTGCATCTCCTGACCCTGCCTCACCCGGAGCCCATGCAGCATCACCACGGTCCCGGATGGCCTCTAGGCTGTCGGTGCTGTTCGCAAATGTTGCCCCGGCTGTGGTGCTCTGGATCTCGGCCAGTGTGCTGGCGTCTGTGGACTTGCCCGCCAGCGCTCCGAGCCAGCTGGCCATGCTGGTGATCCCGCTGAATAGCGTGGATGTGATTCGGGCCACGAGCGTGTCCACGTTACCATCAACGGTCGCCAGTGCTGCGGATGTCGCCAGGCCGGATTGGATGTCACTGATCGGATGCGTGTGGCTGGGAATAATCAAAAACTCATCCGCTGCACTCGGTGCCGCCGTCAGTGACTCCTGCAGCGTGATCCTGCCGTCTGTGTTGTTGTATGTTGCGATTGGTCGAGCCTCGCCCGTCAGTGATCCAGAAACGAACACGATCAGCAAATCGTCAAACGCCCCAGTGACCGCAGTCAAATCCGTGTCAAATGCTGACGCCGTTGGTGTCCCGGAGACCTCGCCGTCCGCACTGGCCTGACTTTTGGCGGCTTGCCAAAATGCCCGCTCGATGGTCCCGGCCGAGCCCTTGGTTATCACATGGGCGAGGAAATCCGCCACGATCGCGTCCCGGCTTGTGTTGCTCAAAGCGTACCCGGTTTTGTCGTTGTTGGTCGTCACCGTCACGCCTGCCGTCACGCTGCCGACTGCACCGCTGACGCTCGCGATTGCTTGTGATGTGCTGACAGTCGTCCCACTCAAGTCCACCGTGCTGGACGCCCCTGTAATCTTGCTCCAATCCACGCCGCTGTAACCCGCCGTTGCACTAGCCGAAGTCACCACCGTTACCTGTGCCGCCGTGCTGGACGCCTTGTACACCGCCACCAGAAACGACTCTGCATCTGTTTCGCCCTGCGTCGGCGAGTACGTCCAGACTCCGCTTGCTGTATCGCAGGCCAACGTGCCAGCAGCCGCACCCCATGAACCGCCGCCCGTCTTGACTCTTGCAGATGCTCCGCTTGTCTGGATAGTGCCGTCTGCAAGCAAATAGATAACACCGACCGCGATCGCTGGCGGACTTGCTGCGTTTCTGGGGTAGCTCATCGAATCCCGCCTCCAATCACCTGGCCACGATTTAGGAATAAATAAGGCTTGACCGCTGTTGTGGGGATGCCGTAGACCCGCCGCCGTCGCTGCGTCAGTAGTCGGCCCAGACCGCCCTGCCCGGATCGGTACAGCGCCCCAACCTCTGCCCCGGTCAGCGTCCTGTGCCAGACCCCGAAATCGGCGAACTGCTGCGTCATGTAATATCCACTGAATCCCCCTGACCGCCCGATTGCGGTGATCTGGTCGCCAAGGTCGTCTGTCTGTGGCAAAAAAGGAGCCGTCCCGGACGCTTCCAGCCTACCATTGATCCAAATGCGAGAGGCTAGCCCATCGGGATCCCGTGTCACCGCCCAGTGGACCCACTCGCCTGAGTTTACTACCGTCGCGCTGTTCAGAAACGGCCCCGTTGCACGCTGCCAAAAATTCAGCTTCCCGTTGTTGTAAAAATTTACCGAGACCAGCCAGTTTGTTCGACCGCCATTGGAGCTTACGCTGCCCACCACTGTCTGCCGGTTGTTTGTTGTCTGCGTCCACAGCCAGCCGGACAGCGTCAGCGGGTTGCTCATTAGGTTGCTCTGCGAATCAAGCACAGCGTAATCATTGCTCCCATCGAAATCCAAAGCCCACCCGCCCGGAGCACTCACCCAGTCGCCGGCCGCGTCCATGTTGGTCAGCACGCCATGCCTGCCCCGTCCGCTGCGGTCCAGCAGCGTGTAGCCGCTCGGACCGAGAGAGGGGCACCATGCACCGACAAGGCCGTGAAGCAAAGTGGGAGAGACCGCCTGGCTGGCGTTGAGCCTCATCATTGCAACTCATCCGGGACAGGCTGCAGGATGAACTTATGAGCGTCTGCAGTGCTCAGCAGTGCGTCTGCTGTCGCATTGTGAATGACCGGCGAAACGTATCGGTGGGCTAGCTCGACCGTCCCAGCAATTACCACGTCATCACTTGCCGTTGTCGTCTGCACAATGGCAGAACCGAGATAAAGCAGATTCGGTAGAGCATCAGTTGAGCCAGCAGCGTCTGCCGTCCCAACGTTGCCCGCCGCGTAGGTGCCATCGCTGACGGACAAATACAGATTGACCGATTCGCCAATGACCGGAGACGTGTCAAATCCATCGACAACGAGCGTCCAGGCATAGAGCCGCGAACGCGGACTGGTGCCGAGATCGCCACGAGCCCCAACCCGGACCGCGTCAGCGGCCAGCCCGCCGAGGTCCATGGAATAATCGCCGCCGGTGTCCGTCCATGTCTTGGCTGTCTCTTCTGCCAGCTTGATTTTGTTTGCCATTAGACTGCATCCTCGCTCAATGCCCTCGCCATCTCCACCGTCCCTGCTCTGACTGTCCCGATTGCCAGCTCCTCCGCCCTGCTGATCATCTGCGTGGCGAGAGCATAGAGGCTTGCTCTGTCAGCATCTGACAGGATGCCGCCAGCCACCAGTCCGTCCACCATTGCCACACGATCCGCCCGAGACAGGTCCAGCTCAGTTCCGTCTCTTCGGATGGTCTCGCTGGCCACTTTGCAGATCGCGGCAATGTCTTCCACTGGCGACTGCTGGCCCTCCTCGATTTTTATGATTCGCGGCCGATCGGTATCACTGGACTTGGCTCCCGACCATGCCAGCAGATTCCCGCTAGTGATCGGGATCAGCCGCACCCTGTTGAGCGCGTTGATCTGATCGGCTGCCAGTTGTGCGTCTGCTGGATATTGTCCAGAATCGGGGTGGCCGATTAACAGCTCGTCATGCAGGGTCTGTAAGTTTGCCATCAGTGCTGATTCCCTTAATCAAGTCCGGGAGCCGTCCACCATAGGCTGCCAATTCCACCAAAGTCGTCTGCAGGACCAAAGCGTCCGCATGATCACCGCTGTCTGCTGCCTCGCTCAGACTCATCGAGCGTCGGCACATGTAGAGCCGCTCCGCTTGGTCCCTGATCTTCGGCATCAGCTTGTCTAATTGTGACAGACTCTCGTCCAGTGCGTCTGATTCCAGCTGACACTGGTCCACTCCATCGACTGCCGTACGTGTCACCTGTACCGGCCACGCTCCATCCCCCACCGTCTGCGAATCTGACACGGTTTCCACCTTCCGTCCGAATGTCCAAAGAAGCCCAAAACGTCTCGGCCTGCTGACTCGCTGGCCTGATCTCAACTGGTTTTCTCTTTGCCAGCATCTGCTCCACAGTGCTCGTAACTTCGAGAGCATTGGTTCCCCAACAAAACAACATCAGAGGAGACAGGGCGAAAAACGCAGTTTTCAGTGGCCTCAAGACTCTGTCCCGTTCGTTCCACAGGATCAGACCAGCCAGAAAACAGACAGCCGCCGCTGCTGTCGCCCAAACGAATTCAGATTGTAAAGCGTCTGTCATCTTATAAGGCTCACCGCATGGGCGACCATCCAGAAAAACAGCCCCCAGAAGAACAGTCTGAGAACGATCTTCCGGTCTGGCCCCATAAATTTGAGGATATCAGAAAGTGAACGCGCAGACAGGCGGAGCCGAATTCCAAGAACTCGCAACTCCAGCCCGTCATCTTCTGGCTCTTGCTCTTGTGCCACATCATTCGCCCCGCGTGATCCACCTCAACAGTCTGGACAGTTTCCCACCGCTTGCCACTGGTCGCAAGTCGGATAAATAGGGGAACCGATTTTTACGGGATCGTGCCAACTGATGGCGTCAGACTGCTGCCGTCATCCATCAGGATCTCGATCCGGCTGCTGCGAATGTTGGCGCCGTCCACCACCGTCCGCTTGTCCAGCCCCGTGGCCGCTGCCCCTGTGTCCTCAATCATCAGCTGAATCGGTGATGTGGTGGCCCAGCTGGTGACGCCTTGCAGTTCTTCCACGATCGTGGTGATGTCAAAATACAGCAGATCCCTCGCCGCGTTGGTCGTGGCTTCAGCGTATGCCGTTGTTTTCGTCAGGCCCTGCAGGGCTGTCAGGCTGGTGACTGATGCCGCCTGGCTTGTCGCGTACTCAAGCCCGTAAACGCGGAATGTCCTGCTGGATGGCTGCCCGAGCGTGGCAATCACCAACGTGGAATTGTAGACCCCATCGGCTGCCCCCAGTCCGATTTCGTCTGTGATCAAATAGGCCGCGAATTCCGTGGTGGCCGCTCCGCTGTCGTCAAATCCCATCCACAGCTGCGGAGCCTGCTCGAAGTCGTCTGTGGTGCCGTCGTCGTAAGCGTAGCCGATCACATCCACATCCAACGGGAATCCTGTCTGTGGCTCGTAGTAGAGCGTGGCCGCTCCGCTGGTGACCCTGAACCACGGCTTGTGGCCGGGATAGGATGACTGGAGGAAATGCCCACCAGCTGACAGAGGAACCCCGCTGGCATTACTGGAGGGCTGAGCGCTGGCCAGTCTGTACTCCACCGACCCGGCCCCCGCAATCCGCACCGCGAATAGATCAATGCCCTCCGGCCAGTCGTCTGGACTTGACCATGTGGATGAAAGCGTCTCAGAGATTGCCATCAGGCTGGCTCCACTGTGATGGTTGTCGGGTAGTTGTTGATCGTCGGAAGCAGGGCCGGACTTAGCACGTAGAAATAGCCCTGCACCTCCACGCCGATCGGGACGAACGTCGTGGCTGCTGCTGGGTCCCAGACTCCCGGTGTGTACGAGTTACCACTGAACAGGAATCGAGTGGTGGCATAGTCTGCAGAGTCTTCGGGAGCATAGACGACCGCCCCTGTGTTGTAGATCGCGTCGTCTGGAAATGCTTCCGCGTCAATGTACACATAGACGATCGGGACTTCACGGTGATACTCGAAGCTCACCGCGTCGTAATTGCTGAAATACCAAACATCCTGCCCCGTGCTGCGCTGCCATGTCCAGTTTGTGGATGTCTCTGTGGTCAGCGTTGACTGCCCGCCCACCGTCACATCTGCCAGTGTCAGATCCCAGACCTCCCGGCCTGTGAGGCTTTGGTACGCGTTGGCGTACAGCAGCTGGGTGAACGCTGCCACCCCGTCCTCTCGCGTGTATCCCATGAAGTAGTCAGAGCTGGGCAAGATCGGACTGCCTCCGCTGTCCACGTCCGCACTGGTGACCCGGAATGTGGCATTCAGCCAGATGTCCCATTCAACCGTCTGCTTCTGGTGCTGTGCTGCTGTGATGGCTGCCGTGATCGGTGTAAGCATCCACTGCCCCGGATGATTGTCGTCCGCTGGGCTGCTTTTTTTGTTGGCGAATGTCGCAGACACCACGCCTGTCTGGTCTACTCCATCAATCCAAACCCGGTAAGCCCGCACGTCAAGGTCACAGTGATACAGCCGCCGCGTTGGCTGGCCTTCGTGGTTTCCCCACGTTTTAATCCAGAACACCGGCACCGCCAGATTGAGCTCGGACAGCGTCATGGGCCAGAGATGGGAAGTGTCGTCGAGCGTGTAACTGCTCGGGCCATAATCATCAGCCCCGCCCACCTGTGCCAGCATGGCGTATCGTCGCGCATTAGTGTAAATGTCCCGGTTGTGAAAATAGGGCCGCCAGTTCCGCGCGTACCACCGCTTCACGATATCGCTGTGATCGTCAATGCGGAATCGCATCGGGTACAGCTTGCGATTCCAGACCGCATTCCACGAAATGCCGTTTTGCGTGATGGAGTCCGGCGTGTCACTGTAGGGACCTTGGATTTGCCAGTGAGCGAAGCCTTCAGAGCTGACGTATTGCGCAAGCCGAGTCCCCCGGACGCCATCCTCATCGTTCGGCCCGTACATGCTCCCCCAGCTCAGATCCTCATCGCCGAAATAGCCAGCCTGCGGTCCCGTGGCTCTGGTCATCCTGTTGACCGGGATCTGCACCTCTGGCCGCCCGTTGTCAGTCCGAGCAAAACACAGCCCGAGCCGTCCGCATGGCTCCACAATCACCCGCGTCTCTGCTGGGACTGCTGATTCCCCCACATGCCTGACTGGCACCGTGTTCCCCGTGTCTTGCCACTGACCGCCCTGAACTGCCAGCAGCTTGGCCTGGTGCTGGTCATAGTCTCCCGCTGGGATCTCGCTGATGATCTCCACCACCACACCGGACTTCTGCGGGATCGCCGCTGGCTTCAACCGTTGCGGACTTGCCCCCGGACGCATCAGCCGCCCCAGTGCTCTGGCCCCCTCCCGGTCTGTGCTGATCCTGCGTGGATTCATGTTTCCACCACTCCCCAGCCGTGCCGGCCAATTCGCCTGGCAATCCTCCGGCCTGTGGTGCTGACTGCCTGCCCTGTCAGGCTGCGGACCTCGACTGTGGCCCCCGTGGTCTCCCAGCTTCCGCCCTGCAGATGCATCACATCCGCTGTGACTCCGTCAACACTGCCAGCTGGAATGGCAGACTGGAGCCGCACCACCACCGCCTGACCTGTCGGGATGGGGGACGGAGTAAGCCCACCACCGGACACACTGCCCTCCGACTGGATCAGCCGCTGGATAGTGCGGGCTCCCTCTTGGTCTGTGACGATGTATCGGCTTTGCGTCATGGCTGGTTATTCGGTAGGGGAAGGCTGGACCAGTCCGCAGCGTCTTCCAGAAGGAACTCGTTGACGATCACGCCGGAAGCGTAGACATCAGCCCCGAGGATGTCCGTCAGTGCTGCGGATTCCATCACGCCCGATCCGCCACCACTGGCAACTGAGACCAGCCGCGTCTCGTGGTATCGACCCTTGAGCCCAGCACCCTCAACACGAATCAGCAACCCCGGAGTCTCTGGCAGTGTTCCGGATGCCATCGTGATCGTTGTGATTCCTGAATACATATTGGCCGTTCCAATGCTGGCACCTGTCAGGCTGACCACTGGAGTGGCCTGCCCGTCTTCGTCCAGCCAGATCTCCCCGCCCAGATTCTGCTGCTCCTCAGACTCGATCGGTCGCTTGACGATTCGCCTGTCTGTGGTCGGTGTCTTGTTGTCGTAGTTTGTCTTGGTGTCATCCTGCCAGTCTGCCGTGGAGCTTGTCCGCGTCTGGTAGATCAGCTGGTTCGGGCCTTTGTTCGGCAACAGGATGTGCCAGCCTGTTGGGTTGATCTCGATGTTATACGAGACCGGATAGTAGAGATCGCCATCCTTGTCTCGTGATGGCTCATCAGGGCAGTTGACATCCGTCAATTTGCAGCTCAAAGCCGGGTAACTAGTGCCGAGGATCGTCACCGCTGCCGCGTTGATTGTGTCGCTCAGATTGAAAATGTAATCCGGAATGCTCGTGGCGTTGTGTGTCACGTTGACGGTCCGAGTCCTGACCGGACGCCCCAGCCCTTCGTACATGTCTCCAGCCGTGTTCACCAGAGGATATCCCCTAGCATCGAAAAACGCTGGCCGCTCGATCCTGCTGGATCTCATCCCGCCTTTTGTCCGCTGGCTTGCGTACGCTGCATTTTCCCGCGTCGTGATGCTCGTCTTGTATCGGACAGAAACCAGCCAGAACGTCAAGACCTCATCGTCCTGCGTTGCGTCGATCTCCAGAGCAATGGCTGCTGATTTTTCCGGATGGCTGTCACCCTGCGATGGCAGTCCAGACGATGCCAGGATAGAGGTGATGGTCTCGGTTTCGCTGGTCGCAATCACGCGCCACACATCCACCACAGACTCAGCACCATCTTCGGCCAGCTGGAAGTCACCGCGTCTGTAGAGCTTTGCTGTTCCCATCTGTCAGACCTCCCAGGCCACCAGGCCCTTTTCCGTCACTGTGACCAACCGCTTTTGAACTTCCCGGACTTGCTGCAGAACCGTCAACTGTCGCTCTTCCACCTCGCCCTGTCGGTTGATGATGTTGGTCAGCTGTGCCGCCCCGCTGACTGTCCGCAGATCCTGAGCTTGTGTCTGATTCTGCAAAGAGTCTGCCAGAGACTGCCCGCTCATCAGCCGAGCAAATTCCGGATTCTGCCGAAGGAATGCGTCCGCGTCTGACTGACTCAGTAAACCCTGATTGACAAGACTCTGGAGCCGTGACTGTTCACGGCGGAACGATACTTGGACAGACTCCACAGCCCGCTGGACGTCCTGTGCTGATCTGGTCATCTCTTCCTTCTGTCGCTCCCAGAACTCCCGCCCCTCTTGCTGTTTCTGCAACCTGTCCCGCTCTGCTATCAGCTCTCGCAGCTCTTGCAGCCGCTCAGGGCTGACGCCCGCCTCTGCCATCTTGTCCAGTGCCAGGCTGGTCTCCGTGGCCTGCCCGCCGAGGATTGCCACTTGATCAGTCATGTCTCGGAACATGTCGGCGAATCCGGTTTTCTGCTCAAGGATTGCCGCCACAAAACTGTCCGCCGCACCGGACGCCAGCCAGCTCGGCCCCAGCTTTGATTCAAGGTCTCTGCGGAACTGCTCAACCTCGCCGCGTATGCCTGCGATTGGATCACGCGCCGCTGTCGCCTGCCTCTTCAGGTCGTAGAGACTGCTACCCATCTGACCAGCTGCCTGAGCAGCCTGTGCCCCGCCTCCGGCCACATCTTGCATCAGTCCCGGCATCGTGTTCAGTTGCTCGTGGACCTCACCCGCACTCTGTGCCAGATCCCGCTGTACAGAGCTAAGAGCCGCCACTGCCGCCGTTGCTGCAATCACCCCTGTGGCCACCGCTGCCCAGCCCTTCGGGCCTGTCAGTGCCTGAGCCACTGCTGCCGCTTTGCTGTAGGCCATGAATGCGATTGTGGCCGCCTTGATCGCCGCGACAAAACTGACCACAGCCACGCCTGCATAGACAAACAAGCGTGGGGTGGCTTTCATCGCCGCCACCATGCCACGCATCACATTAAGAGCCATGGTGGCCGCTGGAAGCAGGACGTTCCCCATCTCTCTGGCCAGCAGGCTGATCTCCCCCTGCATGGTGGTAAACACTCCGCCTGTCGTCTTTGCCAGCCTGTCAGTCATGCCGAAGAATCTGCCGCCCTCACTGGTTGCAGCCCGGAAGGCTTGCGTGACCTCTGCGGAGCTGATAGCCCCCTGCTCCATCCGCTTCTTCAGCTCGGCCATGGATTCCCCGGTCTGCTCGCTTATCTGCTGCAGAGGGTTGAATCCTGCGTTGATCATCTGGAGCAAGTCCTGCCCCATCAGCCGGCCGGCTGCTGTCATCTGGCCGAATACCAGCGTCATCCGTTGCAGCTTCTCAGAGTCGCCCGCCGCAATGTCCCCGAGCATGGAAAGCGTCGGCAGAAGCTGCTGCGCCTCCATGCCGAAATTCAGCAGCACCTGCCCGGCTTGCTGGAAGTTTGTCACACCGAATGGGCTAGTCCTCGCCAGCTCGTCAATCTGTGCCAGCACTGCCTGGGCCCGCTGAGCTGATCCGATCATCACCTCAAATGATGTTGCCACGCGCTCAGCGTCCATGGCCACTTTGAGAACGCCACCTCCAGCCGCTCCCAGTGCCGCCATGGACGCCATGAACGCCCGTCCGCTCAGCATCTTGTCCAGCTGTTTGAACTGCCCGCCGATCGTCTGCAGACTCTTCTTCAACTGCTGGTCTTCGGCGTAAATGCGGACGAATGCCCGAGCCGCTTCGATGCCTCTGGATGATGCCATTCAGATATCCTCCGGGCTGTGCCCTTCGGCCCACTCCAGATCACCCGGAGCAAACCAATTCAAAACTGACCGCATCACCGCTCGGCCTGTTGGCCTTTTCTTCTGGATGTGATCCGGATGGAAGTCACCAAACCACCAGACCCGATCGCTGGCCTTTGTCCGTTGAGCATTCCAGACGCCCGCTGTGACATGGCTGGCTGTCATCAGATCGTGATAGAGTCGCCCCTGAATCATCAACCACAGCTCCCGGAATGTGAGATCGTCGAACGCATATGCGCTTGCCACGCCCATCATTCCGGCTGCTCGCCAGATCCACTCTTCTGGCTCATGCCTGAGCCCTCCAAGTGGAATGCCTGATTGATTGCCTCCTGCAATTCCAGCTCGATCATCGCCACTGATGCCGTGCGATTGACTTCCACCGCTGCCATCAGTTGGCGGATCGGTTTCTTGATCGGGCTGGAGTCGGGGAAAAAATCAATGATTGCCTCCACCATTGCCGTCGATGCAGACTCAAGGACCGTGCCATCCGCCGCAGCTTCCAGATCTGCAGCGTCTTTGCCCTCAACAATCGCAAGGAACTGAAACACGAACGCATCGTCATCTGTGATCTTGTCAATGATCTGCTTCAGAACGTCCGGCTCTGTCGTCGCCTTCAGCAGATCAATACCGAGACTTTCGCGTAGCTTCCGAGCCACGGCCATCGTGATCTTGAGACCATGATGGCCGCCGCCCAGATCCACATAAGACGCTGCCTGCTCCACCATTGCACCGCCCTCCTATTCTTCCGGTTCAACCACCGGAGCTGGTTCTGGCTCTGGTGCAGCTGCTGGTTGGCTGGTCTTTTTGACCCCCCCCACCTGCAGCTTCACCGTTACCGTCTCACCCGCCAATGTCTCCACCTTGACCTCATCCACTCGCCCCACAGACATGCTCCACTCCTTATGATGTGACGGTTGCGAAATTGCTGGCATACGTGTTTTCGCCAGCGTGTGTGATCTCAAACGAGACCTTCACTGTGTCGTTGTCTGGCTGGCTCTGCTCCCATCGCTTCAGCCTGCCCTCCATGCGGAAGACATACTGCCCGATATGGGTGATGTCTCCCGTGGCCATCGCAAAGTGGAGGACAGTTCCGGCTGTGTAAGCGTCTCGCAGTGCCACAAACGTGGCCCCCACACCAGCGCTATCCCGCTTGAGCAGAATAGTCCCGGTGATGGTGTGCTTCGGCTTGCCGATCAGCTCGCCCACCTCAGCATCTCCCCGGCAGTTACTCTCGACTGCCCGGCGCTCACTGTTCAGCGTGTCGTCAATGACCACCGGAACCTCTGTGAGTGTTCCGGCTCCGCCGAGCGTGGCGGAATAGTAGAGCTTGCAATCGTCGCCGAGAACACTTCCGGCTGCTGCGTCTGTCATGTCATTCTCTCCTTATCTTGTGGCTTGCCGGAGATACCCGGGTAAACGTGGCTCGATCGTTTCGTAAGCTGGCACCATAAACGGATGCTCGTCTTCCAGCTGTCTCAGATTACGCATCCCCTTCCCTGTTGCTTCCAGCACCGGGGACGTCTTTGCTTTCATGATTTCAGGGCCAATCACCACCTCATCGACAAACATTCGCTTGTGTGCAGCGTCTGCACTTTTCAGCGCGTAGTAGAGCCGATTTTTCAGCGGGCTGGTCCCGTTGTCCCATTCCGCATGGAGTAGTGGCGGCTTGCCCTTGTCGGCAGTCCGGAATGGTAGCTCTGGCTTTTCGAATGTGTTCGCCTGCCACCGCCCGCTTTTCACAGACCGCAGCTCAGCGCGTCGGCCTCTTCGGTACGCTGCCAGATCCTGCTTATACTGCCGAAGTCGCTTGTTTTGTTTTGCTCGTTGGATTGAATGCAGACGAGACGCCAGTGCTCTCGCTTCTGCCAGTTTCATCCGCTTTGCTGGCTTCAGTTTTCGCCGTCCTGTCAGCCTGATGGCCGCCCCGGCCCTGTTGAGGAATCGGAGCATCTTCGGGCTGAGATGGCTGGCAACCTTCCGGACTGCTCCCTTTTCATCAAGAAAGAATCTCGATGTCATCTTGACCATGTTGGCCTTGCTGCCGCCCAGCCCGACAAACCCGGTAAAGTTTCCGATCATGCCGCCGCCCCCACCGATGTGAACCAGACTCCCTCCGTCACACTGACAAAGATCTCGTTCTCGTCCAGCATGTCAGCGTCTGCCACAGTCACCGTTGAGACTGACCGCCGCTGTGCTGCCAATCCGCTCCCGAGATCCATGCTCTTGAATTGCGAGTCTGTCCGAAGCCAATCCCGAAGCTCCTCGGTGAACTCGTCCCAGCTGTCAGACTGTGCCACGGCTTCAGAATCGCAGTTCCCGATGACCGCAATTCCGACCGTCACATCCTCGGCAACATCTCCCCGGCTGCTCTGATCCTCCACGCTGGAGACAATCACAGCCACCCGGCCCACTGCTGCCGTTGGCATATCCACCAGCAGATGGGTGACAGACCGCACCCGAGCCACTGTCACGCCGGAGGGCAGAGACGCCCAGCCGGAAATGGCAGTCACCAGAGCATTGGCAAGTGTTGCGGATCTGCTGGCCATCAGACTCGCTCCTTCGTATGCACGCGGAGATATTTTCGATCTCGGTCGTGGTACATCCAGAGCTGACTGTCTGGCCCGTAGGGCATCACCCGAAACGTGACACCGTCCACGCTGATCTCGTCGCCGCGTTGTGGCTGAATCTCAGCCGCTCCAGAGTCCACTAGATCAGCCTGCTTGATCAGCCAATCTGTGGACCTGTCGCCCACCTTCACGCCCTGCTGTGGTGCCACTCGGCTCCAGTCCCGTGTCCCTCGCACAGCCAGCAGGGTGACCGAGTAAGCCCCACGGGAGTACGTGACGATCTCGCCACGGACGCGCCGTGATGCCTCTCTGGCTGCTGCTGCTGCTGTTGCGACTGGGGATGACATGGAATGCCTTCAGAAAAGCCCCGCCGTCAGGGTGGAGACTGACGACGGGAACCCGCGCGGGCTGACTCAGACGATCATCACAGAAGCGTTTCTGTGTTGAGGATCGAATCGGTGTAGACGATCGGAATCCCCTCGTACTCACGAACCAGAGGAGCAGGAGCCCCAACCGGTGAGTAAGTTGTCCGGCTGCGTTGCAGCTGGCCACCAGACCGCCGATTCATCGCAATATGAGTCGGAGGATCTGCGGACGGGAACAACTCCAGACACTGGCTCATCAGCAAATCGGTGAGACCCTTGCCGGAGTCGGCTGTCAGGTTTCCAATCCTTGCGGCCGCGTACTTGCTGCCAGCCTGGATCCCCAGATGGCCGCCAATGTGCCGGCAGAGAGCCGTCATGAGCTTACTGTTGCTGCCGGCCACTTCGCTCTGGAAGGTTTCGCCGACAAGAAAGTTAATGTTGTCCAGTGCCAGATCTTCATCACCAGCACCAACCACGCTCATGGCTGCATCGTCTGGAGTCGATCGAATGAACCACACGCTGGAAGCCGTCCCGGCAGTGGTCCCGCCCGCGTCGATCAGCAGATCACCGCCTGCTTGGTAATTGGCATCGTCAGACAGGCCACTGAACCCGCTAGCGTCTCCTTCGGTCGTGCCGTTGAAGACCTGCTTCTCCAGCACGCTGAGAGCCTGCCGAAGCTGCTTGCGGGTCACGCGATCCAGCCACGCCTCGGACCCGCCACGGAATGCACGGCACAAGGCGATGTCTTCGCGGATGGTGGCGTCAATGTACTTCAGGTCCACGCTGACCTGAGTGCTGGAACCGGCTGTGTAATCGGCACCAGCGTTGACCGCACGGAAGCCGATGGTGGGAGCCGTCGTTTCTTTGTTGAACTTGTGGGTAGTCCCGTTTGAGGACATCATCGCGTTGAGCTGAGCCAACACGGGAGCCCCGTTGAGGATGTCCGAGATCTCTGCTGGATTGACATCCAGAGAGTTGAACTTGACCAGTTCGGCCAAAGTGGTAAGCGTGTCCGCCATTGTCGTGATCTCCTTAGATCAAGTGTGTGTATTCAGTCCGCAGCCCCTGCCGCGGATCAATTCAGTTCTTCTTGCCTCGGCAAGCGTCTGCCCATGAGACATAGCCTTTGTCGGCTGCCACGTTCACGCCTTCGGCCTCATCTGGTGAGGCTTGAGCAGCTGCTGCGGCCTGCTCCCGGAGCTGTGCCATCTCGGCCTTCAGGTCCTGCAGTTCACCGGCCAATCGGTCAACGTGTGCCTGCTGTGCATCGGCCCAGCTGACACCATCGCGGAACATTGCGGCCCCTGCGGCATCGCCGAAAGCTGACATGTACGCGCCCAGATCGTGGACAGCTGCGACCGGCTCGGCCACTGGCTCTTCCACGTCCTCCAGATCTTCTTCAGCCACCGGCTCAACCTCTTCACCGGTCTCTTCTTCGATCGTCTCAGCCACCGGCTGATTCACTTCGGGAGCAGATTCTGCGACAGCTGCCGCCTTCTCCGCTTCCGGCACAGCCTGCTCTGGCTGCAGCTTTGGCTTGGCCATGTCCGGCCCTCCATTCGCAAAACCTTGGGTTCGAATCATCTGGAGAACGTCCGCCAGACTTCCGATCCCGTCAATAAGATCAAGTGCTTCTGCCTTACTGGCTGACCACCACCGACCATCAGCCACGCTGTTCACCGCTTCCTCAGACATCTCCCGCCCGGCCATGATGTCCCGCAGAAATGCCTCGTTTTTTTCCTCCACCGTCTGCTGGAGGAATTCCAGCTGGGCTCTCGTCAGTGGCTCGCCCGGTGTGCCGAGCCCTTTGTAGGGGCCGGTAGTCAGCACAATGCTTTTCACTCCGGCTTTCTCATATGCCTTGGAGTAATCCAAAACCTGCCGGTAAGTGCCAATACTTCCGACCTCTGAATCCTTGCTGGCGAACACTGACCCGGCCTGTGATGCAATCCGGTAGGCTGCACTGGCTCCCATGCCGTTGATTGACGCCACCACTAGCGTCTGTTCTGCCAGCTCCCGGATCTGATCAATAACCGGATCGAGACCGGCCACCATGCCGCCAGGGCTGTCGATCTTCAGCACGATTGGCGGGAGTTGCTCCATCTGGCTGATTGCCGTCAGGGCCTCGCCAATGGCCTTGTAGTTTGAGACGAACGGGCTTTTCCGCTTGTACAATGGTCCGATCACAGAGACGATCGCGATCCCGTCTGCGGTCATCTCGTAGGGCTTGGAATCCACGCCGAGAGCGTCCGCCAAGTATTCGGTGAAGACGTCGTCCATCGTTTCAGGATCAAGGCCAGCTTTGCGGGCTGCCCGTGCTTGAAACGCTTGGAGAAATCGCTGGTCGATTTGCCAGAGTCTGCTCGGGCTCATGCTGTCACCTCACTGTCTGCACTGTCTGAGCCGTCTGTCAGCCTGACCATGGCCGCGTCTGACCACTTCTGGAGGAATCCAAACTGCTCCAGTTCCTCTCGCTCTTTGGCGATCTCGGCCACGTTGTCTAGGTAATCACCCAGACCGAACTCATCGCAGACGTCTTGCATGGACTTGAGCCCAGCCGCCACGCTGCGGAGAGCTGTGTCCAGTTCCTCTTGTGGTTTCCACCATGCGACCCCGCGCGGAACCCACCGGAATTTAACGTCTTCGGGAGTCATGCCACTGGGCAGATTCAGCTCACCAGTGCCGCCAAATTCTGGACGAAGGAACCACCGATAAAGCCGCCAGCGTGCCATCTTGTCATGGAGGATTCGCTGGGTTTTGCGTCTGGTATGACAGGCTCGTTCGAACCCAATCCACGCCATTCTGCTCCCGCTGTAGTTCGTGAAATTTTCACTGAACATCGAGTAGGACAGATCCAAAGACTTGAGCGCGATCTGCGTGCAAAGCTGGAGGAATTCCTGTGTGCTGGTCGCCGGTGTCTGGCTCTGAATCGTCTCGACTGACTCACCCTCATCGAGATCGAAGACCGCAGGGCCATCACCGAAGTCCACCACACGAGACGCCCCCTCTTGGGCTGATGATGCTTCGTCGTCGTCTTCGTCGAAGGCTTCAGCGTCTTCTTTTCTGGCAAACGCGATCCCGAAAAGCTGGTCCAATTTGACCTTCGCTCTCATGTGATCGAATGTCTCGTCCAGATCCCGGAACTCATTGAGGGCTGCGACGATCGGAGCCACTGGCCTGATCTGATTCGGCCGCGCTTCATGCTGACAGTATTGCCAGACAGATCCCGCCTTTATGATCCTGTCTTGGGCCTGTCCGGTTCGCGGATCTTCCTCGGCAAAATTCCAGGCCCTGACCCGACCGCCAACTAACTTCGCCCCACCGACCCACTGACCCTGATCCCTGCGGCCTGTTGGATTTTGACAGAACGCCCCCTCCACCATCTGGAGAGATCCGTTGACTCTGACGAAAAACGCATCGCCAGCCAGCAGTTGCTGGGCTTGTGCGATCCGCCGCATATCGTCCCAGTCCATGCGGCCATAATAGTCAATGGCCTCGGCCTGTGTGTCTCGCTCCATCAGTTCCCGGAGTGCGACATTTAGCCCCCGGTCATTCGTTCGGGGTTGAAAATCGAAGAGACAGCAGTAGTCCAGCGTTCGGCGAATTGCCCACGCCAGTAGGCCCATGTTCCGGTGAACGTCCAGAGCATTGGCCTGCAGGGCCTTGCGTCTGTTGTCGGTCAGCAGGAAATTCTCCGACCGTGGCCGGAGTCGCGTGGAGCGTCTTCGATGCTTTGGGTTCAGCGCTTGGTATGTGTCGGACTGCTGGAGACTCACCGCGTCACCTCCTCGTCATGTTGGGAGTGATGACGCGCGACCGCCGTTTGCGGATTCCTGACTCGCGCTCGAGTCTGGCCAGCTCTTTCCGGACACTGGCTAGGTCAAACGTGGTAGAGGCCCCGTCCGTGCTGTCAGAGGAGACGCCAGACTCCAGCAGCGCTCGGAGCCGGTCGATCTTTTGTCGCCTGGTTTCGCTCATGGTCAGCATCGTGGAGGATGCTGGCCCGGTTTGCTATAGCATCAATACGGAACCCGATTTATACATCAAATCCAGATGTGCCGGCGGACGATCATGGCCCCGCCGCAGTCGTTGCAGGAGCATCTCCGCAGCTCTACGCTTGAGTATTGCTTGCCCTTGAACGTGCCGTTTCCGTTGATCCGGGACACGGATGCAAACTGGCCCCGGTTCGAGCTTCCGCAGTGTGGACACTGTGCGATTTGCTCATCTGTCACTGGCCTGTCCTTGTGCTTGCTGCCGACTGGCCGCCCTGCTTGCTTTTTCTTTGCCATTGCCTGACTCCCTCCACCTAAAACAAAACGCCCTGCCTCAGTCGCTCCATTCGGTGCCAAGTGGGTCCATCTCGGCACCGCAGTTCTTACAATATTTTGTGCCATTAGGCATTGGCCGCTGGCACCGCGGGCACCCGTTAAGGCCGACCATCGTCTCTCGCTTGATGTGATCTGGCACCCAGCCACGTTCCGTTCGGCGGTACATCTGCCACTCGATGTAACCGTCCATGATTGCATTGCGTGCTCCGTGCCCGAACGTCTGGCAATCACACGCTGGCTCTCCGCAGCACTCCACTAGGTCCCCATCACGAGGGCCGCCGATCAGTGGTAGTTTCACGTCCTCACCTCCGTTTTTCTGCGGACCCTTCGCTTTCGCTTTCGCTCCACCGCGTCGCTGTACTCCGGAACATTACACCCGCAAACCGAACCCAGAACCAGGCAGCCCACCGTGGTGTCCAGCCAGTGGTTATCATGCCCCGGCTTTAGTCTCCACTCGATCACCGTCCGGCCCCTGCCCTCTGTCGGTGTGCCGAATGCGCTTGTGATGTGCTCGGCCAGCATCCTGTGCTTGCCATCGTAGAACGTGACAGCCCCCGGACTGCCCACCCGTGCCGCCAGCTGGTCCTGCAGTGCAGTCTTCCAGAAATTCACGTCCACCGTCACCGATTTCACGTCGGTCCGGCTCTTGCGTTTCTTGATCACCCAGCCCAGCCCCACCCTGCTCCCGTGGTCGTACTTCCGCTCGCTGATCGGCTTATCCGCTGCCCGGTACGAGTGCCCCAGATAAGCATACAGCCGATTCGCATGGTCCGACCGTGCCAGAGCTTGCTTGACGATCTCGCCCTTCCATCTGGCATCACATCCCACCGCTTCCATCGGGATGATCCCGCCGTCCTCGGTCAGCCACTCCCGGCTGAATAGCCAGTCTGCCAGATCGGTGATGCCCTCGCTAAGCGCTGCCATGTCGGATCTGTTGCGGTACTTGTTGCGGAGCTTCTTCCGAGCCTCCCGCAGGGTGAAGTAGCTTTCCTCCTGCTCTGGCCATGTCCCGTAACGCACGAGATGCCCAGACCCGTCATCCTTCAGGGCCATCACCGAGTAGTAGAGCAGACTTTGCTGAACGTCGATCGAGCAAACGAGCTTGTGATAATCTCGGGGAATCAATCCCCGTTTGACTTTGACGTTTCGCCCGTCCGCCAGGTCCTGAGCATTGAGCCACGCGCGTGATTCGTTGTGATCTTGCTGTGGCTCGTTCTGCAACTCTGACCAGAAGCCTGTTCGGCTGCGGTAATACCATTCCATAGCGTGCTGGATCGCTGAGACCTCGCCACGGTCTGAGCTGAATCTGGCCTCCCAGCCAGCTTTTGCTCCGCTGTCCATCGCGGCCCGGTTTGCTTCGTAGTACGCCGTCGCCTCCCGGATGTCACCATGTGCCCGGAGGCTGTTGGCTCGAAGCTCTGCGTACTCGGCCCAGTGCCTCATGGCGTTATCATCTGGCAGACTGTAAAGAAAGCTCCTGCGGATGCCGCACCAGTCCGGATGAATCTCCGTGTTTAACAATCGGTCAGCCGCATCATCTGCCCGGATCACAGTGCAAGTGACCAACGCGCAGAACGTCGAGTCTGGGCCGGCCATGCCCACCAGATCATTCTGGATCACCTCGGTTCTTGAATAGCATTGCATGGGGGACATGGCGCTTTCGCGCGTCTGGAAGTCGTCACAGAGCAGCATGGACGGACGAATCACCCGCCCGTCTGGCAATGTGTGCAGAGCACCGCGAACCGCCTCCATCAGTCCAGCAGCTGAAACAATCGCACCGGTCCCAGGGTAACCGTCGAGCGTGGCAAAACAGATCGTCTTCGCCGATGTCATGATGTTGGTGGTCTTGCCGTTGTAGAGCTGCCCCCGTGCCCGGTTGCTGACTCCTTCCAGCTTCCTGAAGGGATAGCAGACCTCCGGGAAAAGCTCAAACAGGATCTGGTTGTGGGAGACCTCCACCACAATATCCCGAAGCAGCTTTTCCGCCTTGCCAGCGTTTGCGGCTGCGATCATGGCGAAGGGATGCCGCCGCGTGCAGATGGCCCAGATCATGGCCCGCATGATGATCGTGGACTTGCCCGTCCCGCGTGGCATCCCCACCGCCCGGAAGCCCCCGGTTGTGATCACCTTTTCGAGCTCTGCGATCAGCGTCAGATGGTCGTCAGACCAGCCCAAGCGGAACGCCTGCGGGAAGCATTCCTCGAGGAATGTCCGCAGATCATCCTCACACTGCTGCCGCAGCTCAGGATCAGCCACGCTTGGGATCTCCCCGATCTCCCGCCCGGCTGCCGCCTGTGCCGCACTACGTGCTTTCGCCCTCGCCTTGTGGGCTTCGTAGGCTTCGGCTGTGAAATCTGCTTTCGTTGGCATCAGTCCTCCAGACTGTCCACCACCTGCTGGATCTGCTGCAATGTCCGGCCACCAACCCAGACCTTTGTCGGCTTCTTCTGGCCCTTCTTGACCAGCCAGAACGTAGGAACCCGGCTGATGGCCTCCACTCGCTGGCCCTCGATCACTCTGGGCCTTCGTGTCTCTGGGGCCTTGTCGATGTCCACCAGCTCCACCGGGATCTCCTTCCGGACTTTTGGCAAGTGGTCCCGCTTCCACGCTTTGCACGGTGCACACCAGTCCGCCGTGAACATCACAAGCCGCCATTCTGGCTCAGCCTTCGCCGCCGCTTTCGGTTGCTCCAACACGATCACCGTGAATTCATCGGTTGCCAGCTGCGTCAGCGTGATGGCTGTCACGAGCGCCCAAACTTTCCAGATCATGTCATGCTTCCTGAGTAAGGCCCCACTAAGTCATCCGCCAGCATCTTCGAGCCCCTGACGATGCCAAAACCGTAGTCTCCCCAGTTGCCCCAGCTGTTGCGAAACCGGATGGCCACTTCACCATCCAGCCAGATGGCCTCGCACAGTGTGACTTCATGGCCCCACCAATTGTATCCCGCCGCCAGTGGAATCCCGCGAAGCAACAGGCTGACCATCTGGGACAGGTTGCGTGGCTGGCATTCTACCCACTCCCGGACCATGTAATTCTTGGCCAGCTCCCGGTTGCTGTCATTGTAGTACTTCTGATCTCGTGAATTGGCCGGCCAGCTGCCGACCGGAACCGCTCCGCGGTCTGCCAGCCATCGAATGGCATCGCGTCCCCAGCCGCCGCGATTGGCGAACCGCTTGATCGGTGCCGCCACACTTGCGGGAGACAGCCGGACTAGTGGCTGGTTCTGTCGCATCCGGACCAGCTCCAGACAGTGGACTGGGGCATTGGCCCAGCAGTAGTTCGTGTTTCCTTGGTTCAACGGGGCCAGTTGCTTGTGTCGAATGAAGTCACTGATCTGGCTCTGCTGCTGCTCACGCTCCTCAATCATGCCCTGCCAGTCCGTCTCCGGGATGTACAGGTCCTCGGAGAATCGCCCGGCAAACTGCCCGTAAGCAAACCCTTCAGCGTCTGGGAGTCGCTCGGACAGGTCCAGGCCGCCATATCCTCCTTTTGGTATCAATGCCTTATCGTCGTCCAGAATTAGCTCGTATTGGCTCACTCGGCTGCTGCTCACTTTGCCACCTCCAACTCTTGGACCACCTGAGACGTCAATGGCCTGACTGTGATTGTCTTGCCCTGAATGATCAGCAGCTGCGGACCCTCTGGGAGTGCTGGCCTCGCCGCCTGCCAGATCCGTCTCCAGACCGGCTCCTCTTTGTCTAGTTCGCCATCAGTTTCTGCCGTTGACCTGTCCCACCGCCGCCAGTCGTCTGTGTTTTCATCCAGCCACCGCACGGTGTTCAAGCTGTCTACCGCCGTCAGTGTGTCCGGATCTGCTGATTCATCCAGCAGGAGCAGAACCCGAAATCCGCCAGTGTCGTCCACTGGGATTCCATCCGGTTCTGGCTCCGGCTCTGTGTCTGTGTCTGTGTCTGGCTGTGGTGGTGGCCTTGGCCCTGCCTGCACCTCTACCAGCTGCCGCTGGATCTGCTCGGCCTCCGTGGCCCCCACCGGGATCACGATCAGCTCCACGGTCCCGGATTGAACCGCGTCAACGAAGTATAAGTGATCCCCGAGCAGCATTCGCGTCTCGGTCTTGCCGCCTCCGCCAGCAAACCGGCCCCGAGCCATCAGAGGCCCCTGCTCGTGTGTGATCTCCACCAGCCCCGGAGGGCTCGACACCACGAACAAGGGGGCCTCTGATTGCAGCACATAAAACTCCTCACGCTGGACCGTCCCGATGGGGTGTGGTTCATCGGCCACTGGTGTCGGCTGGGGGGTCACGACATCTGGGACTGCTGTCATGGGGAAGGGTGAGTTTCCCTCATCCAGCAGGAGATTCAGCGCGAGGAGTAAGGTCAGCATTAGTCCACGTCCTCCACCTCACGGGCCAACGCAGCCCCGAACACTGGCTCTGTCCCGATCGCTTCGAGAATGATGGCTCTGGCCATGTCTTCGGCCTGTGCGCGGCTCAGCCGCGTCCCCTCTTCCCTCGCTCTTGATAGGCAGTTGCGCTTTGTTCGCCGCAGGAGCTTCTCTGGATTCCTGTCGTACAGCTTTTTGACGCGATTAAACACGGTGTCCGGATCTGTGTCATCATTGCGGTTTAGGCAATTTAAAAACGCCGGGATGACCGTCTGGAGCAGGACCAGAACTGTCATGGGATCGACCCCGAAACCGTCCGGAATCCGCTTGGCCACTCGCTCCGCTGCTTGCTGGTTGTAGGTTTTGTCGCTCATTGGTCCACCCTTTTGACCTTGTCGTTGATGCCCCAAGCAATCCCGATGACTGCCATGAGAGCCGCCACCAGTTCATTCGCCCCGGCCTCGTCCAATTTTCCGGACGCGATCAGAGCCCCAGCCCCGAGCGTTAGCCCGTGGCGGATGATGCTCAGGACGATATCCCGTTGTTTCGTGCTCATCTGTGACCCCTCCACTCATAAACAAATAAACTTTGCAACAAAAAACAGC